TCCCCACTGCATATCCTCATCCAACGATCGTATTCGCTGCGATAGGATAGTATCGGCATGATGTCTGAACATCCGACGGACTGAAGTGCCTTTAAAATAGACATGTTCTGTTCATCGAAGTATTCCGGACCCCACATCATAGCATCTCTCAAAGAGTTTTGAATCAACTCTGTAAGGATTTCGTATTCTTCCACATTTGGCGATCTCATCCACATGAGATATCGACCTTCTATGGTTTCTTTACTAAGTGGTGATAGAACAAAACCACTTTTATCCTCTACAAAGCCTCTCTTTAGAAAAGATACTTTATCCAGAGTGCTGAATTCTTCAGCTTCTCGCCAGTCATTCTTATGTTCATCAGTGTACTTAATTCCACTTTCAGAAAAGAATTTACCAAGCGTACGAAGATTGAAAAATTCTAACGCCTCTTGTTTAACGCTATGGAGATGATCATCTCCATAGTATGCTGAGGTAGTCATTTTGTCGCAATTATCCAACGATTTATATTCTTGTGGTGCCAAATGCAACCACGCCATATATTTATAAATATCGTTGTTAACTGAGTTTACAACAGATGTCAAAGGATAACCCGAAGGTAGGCCTTTATCTACAACAACTACAAAATTATCCACCAATGAAAGGTGGGTATACGCTGTAGTCATTAAGATATGCCTAATCTTCTGATTAGTCTCCGAATCGTTATAAATACGATTAATGACATTCCCAGAGCATTCAAGATTTTCGGCTGGGTTTCCCCTATCATAATTACCGAAATCCCCCGCTATAACAAAGGGCGAGTTTTCTCTGAGCTTTTGATGTAGTGACGTCCAGTCACTTCCCATCGGATTGATACCCACCTGTATCTCGTGACGCTCCCTGTTTTCCTCTATCATTTGTACGAAAGAGAAACAGAACATCCGAACCAAAATCGTGAATTCCACTGGACAAACAGTGAAACTTCTCGTCTTCGGAACGAAGTTTGGATCATTCTTGAGGTTGGTGGTGTGTCGTAACTGCCGACGTTCGTCTTTGAGGGTCTCTCTAAACAAAATACTAGGAATTTCTCCCTTTTCCATTTGTTGTAGAGCGTACACAATTCTACCCTTTAGTTCGGGTTTTGGTACGTATTTGTCAGGTTTCCCTTCCTCTGTGACGACATCGAACAGCCATCGCTTGTCGTGGTCTGATATACCACGACCGACATCCCAATATGCACCTTCTGCGGTGGACATATTCATGCGATCTGCGTGGGGTACTCCAGGTATCCCGTTTACTGCTTCATCTACGGTAAGAACGCGTAGACTTCCATCCTCGTGACATATAGAGCCAGAGAACCGCCTGTATTTGGCTACAAGATGATCTTCAATCATCTTGTAGTATTTGGTACTGAAGAGACGTACGTCATCTCCATATCCATTTACAGCGGTAACTAAGATACTCTTTCTAGAGGTGTTCCGTGTATCGTTGTTATTTAAAACAGCCGAATCCACGCGTGCTTCAAAGCACGGGAACAACTTAGTTTGTACGATTTTGGAAACCCGTGAAGCAGGTTTCGTATATTGCCTAGGCAGAGTTCCAACAGCTTGGAGTCTAGGCGATAGATCTAATATAGTGTTCCGTGGAACACCATCTTCAAGTAGACCTTCGGCATACATGCGCTCTATAACTTCCGTTATGGATTGCATTTTAAATGCCCCGTGGCGATCATCAAGGACAAGTATAGCCTTTTCTATCTGTTCTCTAACGAGTACTTCAGAAAATGCTAGACTTCCCCCCGCGAGTCCACCAACGTGCATGCCGATAATCTTTTTGGTCGATTGATTAGTGTACCTGTACAGTACACCTCCACAATCACCCTCTCTAGTTGATGCGCAGTATTGATACCCACGCAAGAAGTTCTTACAACTACCGTAATCATATACGATAGATCGTGTATTTCGTGTAATCCTTTCAGGATTAAACATTCTCACCAATATACGCCCTCCCGAATTGGAATGGCATATAAGTGAGCCTTTACACGGTAAGAATCTCTGATGATCAAACTCAGAGGCTATGTGACCAAGTAGGTTTCTACCTTGCATAACGCGTGCAGAAAACCTATATACTTGAAGATCTCTTTCGCCTATGCGAACAGATCTATCGGACTCAAAAAGCTGCTGGAACTCTTTTCCAGCCACTGTCACTGTAAATGGTGTACCATCTTTTGTACCATATCTTTCAAAGAAATGGTGTGGTAGTACGCAATCGTGTCCTTGCACTAGTAAACCGTTGATACGGGCCGTACGCCC